GTGCATATTAGATATATAAGTTTTCTTTAAATTAAAAAAAATGTAATTTAATTATTTTATTAATTATTTTATTAATTATTTTATTAATTATTTTATTAATTATTTTATTAATTATTTTATTAATTATTTTATTAATTATTTTATTAGAAATTATACACATATTTTGTTAGGTAATACATTTATAGAAGCATATGAAATGTTATTTAGAAAATAATACCACACATTAAAAAAATAGTAAAAAACTAGTAAAAAAACTAAAACTTAATTTTTTATTTTTAATTTTTTATTTTAATTTATTTTTTAATTTATTTTTTAATTTTTATTTTAATTATTATTTTAAATATTAATTATTATTTATTCAATTATTTGAATAACAATACCTCCAAAACGTGCTTCATCAGCATAACATTTAATACTTTCTGTACCATTGCTTATCCAACATATATGTTCTACTTTTTCAATAACCGTATTATTTATAAAATGCCTACTTATAAATCCTCCTGATATATCTACATTATGATATGATACTAAATTACCATCATTATCTTTAATATTAGAGTCAGCACATTTACTACAAATTGCTTTTGGATAGCGTGGAGAAAAATGTGTTAATGTTTCTAAACAGATAGGACATTTATAAATTTCAAGTATTTTTTCCATTTTTACAATAAGTTTATTAAATAGTGTATTTAATAGTGTATTTAATTTATTAAATTAATTAAATTAATTATAAAATCAATTTTTATATTAAAAAAATATAAAAAATAAAATGTAAAAAATAAAATATAAAAAATAAAATGTAAAAAATAAAATATAAAAAATAATTTAAATTAAAATATAATTTAAACAATAATTAAAACTATAATTATTTTTAATATCTATAAAATGGATAGAGTAGTCCAAATGCAAGAAATTCAAGCAAATGCTTTAGAATTATTTAGAAAAAAAAATATTGATTATGGTGATGCTTTTGCTAAATTTGGTGTTATTGGTGTATTAATGCGTATTGAAGATAAAATACAACGTTCTTTATCAATTACAAATAATGGTGTTAATTTAATTAATGACGAAGGTATTAAAGATACTTTATTAGATTTACATAATTATGCTGCAATGGCTTTAATGTTATTAAATGAAAACACTATAAAAACTGATTAAACTGAAAACTAATATAAATTTTTTTTAAATTATATTTATTATTTACATTAGATATTATTTTAATTTTGATAATTGGTCATAATTTATATTTATATCATCTAGTGATACTTTATTTTTATGTTTATATTTTTTATTTTCATCTTTAGTTTTATTATTGTAAATAAATTTAATTGTATTACTTATAGTTGTAGTTAATAATTCATTATAATTTTTTAATAATTCCACATTATTATTTTCATTATATTGATTATTAGTTTTAAACTGATTTTCAAAATTAGTTTGTAATTCTAATAATGATACTATAATACTATTTTTATCATTTTCCATTTTTATATATACTTAAATTGAATTTTATTATTTATAATAATAATTATTCTATTATTTGTTTATATTATTTTTAATTGTAAAATTATAATTTAATTATTAATCTTCTTCAATATCAATATCAACCTCATCATCTTCATCTTCATCTTCATCATCTTCTTTATCTTCCTCATCTTCTTCATCGTCATCTTCTTCATCAATAGTATTTTCTTTTGTATTCATTTTTGTGTCTTTCATTTTGTTAATTAATTCTAAATCTAATTTATTTTTAATTAACTCACATAATTCTTCTTTTTTGGTTATATTGGTAATATATATATTAAAATTATTTTCAGCAATATGTTTTAATTTACTATAATTTATACCACCTTTCTTTGGAGATTCATTACATAATTTAATATCACCTGGATACTTCATATTATATAAATCACTATTATTATTTATAGTATTATTATTTTTAGTTTCTACTTTAGAAGTCTTTGTTTCTAAATAAGTTTCTGTTTCTTTTGCTTTTCTAATTTTATTTAATGTTCTTCTAATAACTTTACATAATTCAGGTTTTTTATAATCTTTTACTTCATCTGCATCTAATCCATAATATGTTATCGCAATATTTTTTAATTCATTAATACCATAACCACCTTTCTTTTCACCTTCTTCACATTTATCAATATCTTTTTCATACGCATTTAACTTTTGTTCTTCTAAATTACTACCTACTAATTTTTGTAATTCCATACGAAATTTAGCATTTATAATTTCACATAATGTTGTTTTATCAAATATAATACCATCACTTTTATTACCTTTTCTTAATTTTGTATGAGGTATTTTTAAAACATCTACACCAAATCTAAATAATTGTGGTCTTTTATAACCACCTTTTGATGGTGTAATATCACCACTACAATTATAAGTCTTAAATGTTTCTAATGTTAATACTTCATCCTTTATTTTGGAATTATTATTGGAATTATGATTAAAACCACGATTTTGATTTGAATTATACTTTTTACCTTTTGTTTCTTTTGTGTATTTTTTTTCTTTAGGAGGTTGGCAATATGTTTTATGATATTTCTTATTTAATATTTTTTTTAATGATAAACTACCATCATACCACTCTCCCGTTTTTATAGTATCACTACTACTTGATGCTTTCAATAATTGATTATTATCATCATCGGTATCATTATTATCATTATCATTATTATCATTATTATCATTATTATCATTAATATCACTATTTACATTATTGTTACTATTATTTTTATTATTTTTTTTTGTTCTTTTAGTATTGTATTTTATAGGACACCAAGAATATAATAAATTATTATTTTCATCTTTAACTTCATTACATTCATATTTTAATTTATAAATTGCGGTTGATTCATCTTTGCCTTCATCTTTTTCATCCTTAGAAATAAAAGGAATATTACATTCACCCTGTTTAAATTCTCTATTACTACTATCTCCTACAGTTTCTATTTTTACTAATTTTTTTTTTATTTCCTTATAATCTTCAGGACAATATCCCCAATCTTCGGCTTTTGTTCTAGTATAATCTAATTTAGTAGGACACATATAACCATTTGGTTTATTAGAACATTTATAAATATATTTATCAGTTTTTTTATCTATATATGGAAATTTACATTTACCAATATAACTTGATGTATCATAAATACTATTTTTATTAAAAGGAGTAGTATTTATCACTTCATCAGTAAAAATATTTTTAATACTTAAATCAACAACATCATTAATAATTGTATTTATTTTACTTATAAATAGTTTAGTATTTTCAGCATTTATATTTGTAATTTCATCATCTGTTATTATTCTTTCATTTTCATTTATTAAATAATTGTCTAATATTATATTTTGTTTATAGTTAGAATATAAACCATCATTTATATTTTTCAATAATGATGTTGTAGAAGATATAATTATTTCTTTAGGATTATGAAAAAGTTTATTATCAATATTAAATTCAGGAATAAAAGAACCTTTTAATATACTATCAGCCTCTTGTTTTTTATTAATTAAATCATTTGCTAATAAATAACTAAAATAATCTAAGTTTTCATTACTTAAATTTAAATAATATTTTTTCGTTTTTTCATTATACACACAAAAACGCGTGCTTTTCTTTTTAGTTTTAGAACATACTTTTAATTTTATAAAATTACTATAGTTTTGTTTAGATATATCATTTGTTTCTATATTAATAGTTGAATTATTTTGTTCTTTATTTTTTTGTTCTTTAGTTTTTTTTAGTGTTTTATTAAGTGTTTTATTAAGTGATTTCTTATCAGTCTCAAAATCATTATAAATTTTATTTTTCATAATATAAGTTATTAAATCAACAATCACATCAATTACATTATTAAAATTTAATTTATTTTGTTTATATATTTTTAATTTTTCATATATCAATGATTTATAACGTTTTGTATCTCTACTATTTTCTTGTAAAAGACGACTAAATTCATACTTAAAATAATTATAAATATAATCATTGTAAATATTGTTTTTTAAATCTAATATTTCTAATTTTGGGTGGATACCTAAATTAAAATTAAAATAAGTAGGTTGAAACATTGATGCTATAATAGTTGTATCATCTTTAGATTTTAAATAATTATTCTCTATTAATTTTTTTATTATTGTTTGTTTATTATTATATGTATATACTTCTGGTATAATAGGAATGATTAAATTATTTTCAAATTGAATACTTGTAATTATATTATTTACTTCATCATAAAAAAATTTAGATATTTTATAACCATTTTGTAATAATTTTTTGTGAAAGTCATTATTTTTTATAGTAATATAATCATATATACTATTCATATCATTTAGAGATAATAATTTAAATTTATTCTTAATTTCTTTAACTACAATAGCCTTTGGATAAATAGGTAATAAATAAGTATTATCAAGTTTAATAAACTCTATTTGTGTTGTTGTAAAAGCAATTTGATTTATAATATTAATATTTAATGTTTTTAATTCAGACAATAATGATTGCGTTTTTCTAATTGTATCATATTTACATATATCTTTATGTATTAATAATAATTTAATAATATTAATATCCCTATTTTTTGTTAAATTTAATAATTTAGTATTTACTTTCTTTTTTTCAATGAAATTGAAAGATAATGAATTTAAATTAACTGATGTAATATCATAAATACCAGTAAAAGCAATATTTTTATATAATGCAGTTTTATTTATATGAAATACAGGTATAAAATAATTATTTTTTTCTTTAATAAGAATCATATATTTCTTTCTAGTTTCATCAATATAAGGATTACATATTAATTTATCACCATTTTCATTAAATATTAAAATATTACAACCATCTCTGTTTAACCATTCTATTGGCTTACTAAATAAATCTATAAAATGGGTATGATTTTTAACTTCAGTAGGATCATTAATATGAGAAATAAAATTATGATAAGATGAACATATTTTATAAAATAAAATAATTTTTTTCAAATTATCTATATTTTCTATTATACTTGGATTAGCCTCGGATTTTTGTGATTCTATTTTATTTGATTTTTTTATGTTTGATTGTTTTATCTTATTTTGAGATTGTAAATGTTCATTATGTTTATCTATTATTTTATTAACTATTTTATCAATATGTTCTGTTGTTGTCTCTATTTTATATTCAGTATTATTTGTAAATAAATTATTAATAAATTCAACATCTTTGTATTTTAATTTTTCTATCATTTCATAATCTATATCCATTAAATTAAAAACCAACATATAATTTTTTATAAACATATTAAATCTATCAAATTCTTCAATTGTATTAGGTAATATATTACTTGACGAATAAACATCTATTAATTCTCCATTATTTAAAGTTATAAATACATCAGGTGTTAATTTTTTTGTTAATAAATTTTTTAATTCTTCTATTTTATAATTCATAATAACAGCATATGTTTCTAGAATATTATCTTTATAATTTTTATCTATACCTCTTCTTAAAAATAAATTACTATTATCGTAAAGTGAATTATTATTAGGAGTTAAAAATAATTCTTGATAATTATTTAAAAGTATATCCAAATTTTTAGGTAATAATCCAAAACGACATTTCTCTAATTCAGTTGTTTCATTTGATATATATTGAATACTATCACTTGTATTTTGACACACTATGGATATACTTTCTATTGATGTTTTGTTTTTATCATCAATTGTATCAACATCAACTTTACATTCTTTATCACCCTTTAATTTAAAAAATTGTTGTATTGTTTTTTTAGTTTCATCATAATCATCAGGAGGTTTTGAACCACAACAGGGCACACATAATTTATTTGGATGGTTCTTTGCTTTTTTTAACAAAGGATATGCTTCTTTTTCAGTCTTTTTTAATTCTTTAGGCATAGTTTTTCCTTTATTACTATCTTCCCAATAAGATGCTGACCTAATAATAACATTATATTTTTCATTAATTTTATCTTTATTTAAATTTATAGGTAATCCATTAGAATATGGGCTTATAAACTTATTTTCAATAAATTTTGATGTTGATATAGGTTTTCTTGCTTCTGTATCCCAAATGCGCGCACAAATATAATAATTATTACGATATTTAATATAACCTGTTATCGCTTCTGGATCAAATGATTCTAATTCTTTTTTAGTAACAATATAAGGTTGTCTCATTGCTGTTTTTTGACATTCTCTTTCATATGAATAATCTTTTTTACTACTTTTATTTAAATTATAAAGTTCATTATCATATTTTTTACGTTCTCCAGTCATATATTTTCCAATTAATTTATCTTTACCTTTATCTATTTTATTTATATCTTCAATTTCATCCTCATTTTTATCATATTTAATTTTTTTATCTTCTAAATTTTTTTTAATACTTTTTGCTTTTATTACCTTTTCTAAATCTTCATAATCATCTATTCTTTCATTACTATTCATTTTATCATTGGTTAAGTCCAAATCTAAATCTAAATCTAAATCCAAATCCAAATCCAAATCCAAGTCTAAGTCTAAATCTAAATCATCTATTTCAAGAGCTTTTTGTTTTTGTTTAGTTTTATCTGTTTTTAATACTATTTTTTTATCTTTTTTTAATTTTTCTTCTTTTAATTCTTCTGTTTTCATATGTTTGTCTATACATTTATTACTATCTTTTAATGCTTCACATTTTTTAATATCATCACTCATTTTAGTATTTAATTCTTTAATATCATTTTCTATTTTTGAAAACATAACTTTAAAGAAGAATAGTATCATTTGAACTGATTTATACTTATCTATATCTTTAAAATAAAATTCAAATTCACCATCATTTGTAAATTTTATCTCTATTTGTATTGATGTTGTTAATAATTCTCCAGAATTTATAGATTTTTTGTTATTTTCATAAGTTTCATATAATTTATTTAATTTTTTACTATCTACTAAAAATAATTCTTCAAATTGTTCTAATCTTTTTTTAATTTGTTTTTCATTATATTTTTGATTTGCAAAATTTTTTTGTAAATATGTAATAATACTTAAATCACTATAAAATAAATTAACTTGTTTATAATTAATAATTATTACATTATCTATTTTTTGTGGTTTTAATAAGAAATGACTATATTTACTAATTTCTTTTCTTAATCTATTACTAAATAATAATTTATATAATTTATTGTTATTTTCCTTATTTTCAAAATAAGTTTGAAAATTTTCTACATTTATTTTACAATTTAATTTAATATTTCCCTTTATTAATGATGAATATGTTATTAACTTACTATTTTCAGTTAATAAATTTAATAAACTTGGATTTTTTAAAAACTTTATTTTTATTATTTGTTTAATATTTTTTATTGTTTTTTTTAAATATTCAAAATAATGAATTAAATCTTTATTTAATGTAATTTCACTATCTAAAGTATTAAAATCAGCCATTATATATCCATTTTCATAAAATAATATAGTAATAATAATAAATTGTTTATTTGATGATTGTTTGTCTGTTTTATTTTTGTCTATTTGCTGTTTATCTTTTGATTGTTTAGAATATTCGACATATGGTATTCTCCATATAAACTCAATATAATTACTATTTTTATTTAGTTTATCATTTATATTCTTATTTTTATAATTGCTAAGTATTTTTTTTAATTCATCTAGTGGTATTGATGTAATACTACTTCTATAAAGTTTAACATTATTTTCTATATTATTTTTATATAATTTAATAATTGGATTATAATAATCTGTACTATAAAGATTAAATAATTGTTCTAAATTATAAGTAGTATTTAATTTATTACTTAATGTATCAAAAACCATATCTTCACAATAACAATCATTTACAATAATACTATTATTATTAAACAAATCCATAGGATAGTCATTTAGTTTTAATTTATCACCGATAGTTTTATAATATTGTTTTGATTTCTTTATTCTTTTTTCAAACTCTTCTGGAAAATAAAAATTACATAATACATTTTTTATATTTATAAATGTTTTATCTAGAGTAGATAATCTTGTAATTTCTTTATCAATTGTGTCAATATCATTTTTTAATATAATAAAATACTCATCATTGATTGCTTTATTATAATTATTTAAATTATAATATAAAAAATTATTATCACTTATGTCTCTAGAGTCATCTATTAATTTAAACTTTAATAAATCTATTGTAGTTTTAAATGTAGCAAGTTCTTTCTTATCTAAATTTTTTATATCACTAGGTAGTGCTTTTTTATTTTTAATAGAACTATATTTTTTATAATTTGATATAATATAGTCAACATTTTTATATCCAAAATAAGGAAATTGTATATTTTTAAACGTTGTTGTATAATGTGTCGTTACAATAATAGGTAAATTTAATAATAAATAGTGTAAGTCTTCATTTTGTAAGCAACTTTCATAGTCAAAATTCTCAGTTGTTATTATTGTTGGCTCTTCTTTTTTATATTTATTAGGTAATAATTCTTTTAACTTACTTATAATTTCATTCTTATCCATAAATGTAATTTTATAAAGATTATTAAAAAATTGGTCATTACTTAATACTTTATTTATATTACTATTATTTTGAGTATCATAATCAGAACTATCTTCCATAAGATTATTTATATCATTTTTATCATCATCTGATGTATTTTTATTATTTTTATCATTGTTATTGTTTTTAATATTATTTTCGATACTGTTTTCATTAGTGTCTTTTTCGGAATTGTTTTCAGTATTAGTATTGTTAGTGCTATTTTTAATACTATTTATTATTTTATTGTCTTTACTAAATATAAAATTTATTAGTTCTGTAAAATAATTAAAATTAATAGATCTAGGATAATGATACATTAACATATTATAGGGTAAATATAAATTATCATCTTGTTGTGTAATAGGTAATACATTTTGTTTTATTGTTTCATATAATAAAATTCTTACATGTTCTATTGGTAAATTATCTTCAATATAGCTATAGATAAAAAACACATTGTAATCAATCATATTACCTAATTTTTTTATATAATTAGGTATAATTGTTTCTAGATGTTTATGTTCTGATGATTTTAATAACTCATAAATATCTTTTTTCTCTATAACTTTTTTACTTTCATTAATGTTATTATCATTATTATAGTCATTAATCTCTATTTTTTTTAATATTTCTTTTGTTTTTTTTGATTGATTACCAATATAAATTAATTTAATATCTTTTATTGTTGGGTCAATACTTTTTATAATAAATTTACGTATTCCTAGAGATGTTAATGATTTACATATTGTATTTTCCATTTTATATTTATATTATTTATATATATATACTATTTATAATTTATATTTTGTTATTAATTCTATAAACTTATCTTATTTAAATTAGGCTTATCCTTAAATAAATAAGCGTAGTTTGTTTTTTATAGTGTATTACTAATTAAATATAATGTAGTTTAAATTTTATTTTGAAAATAAAATTATGTTTATATTATTATTTAATAATATATTATTTCAAAATTTATTT